GACTGCGCCCTATGTAGTGGATGCGGGGCAGATGGCAGCCATTGAGAAGAACGTGTACAACTACTTCGGGGTCAATGAGGATATCCTGCAAAACAAGGCCTTTGGCGATGCCTGGAACGCATTCTATGAGGGCTGCCCGGAATGGTTCGGCATCCAGTTTTCCGAGGTGCTGTGTAACATGATTTTTACGGAGCGGGAGCAGGCGGCGGGTAGCGGCGTGACCGCAAGTGCAAACCGGCTGCAGTATATGTCAAACAAAGACAAAATGCTGGCTACCCAGACCTTTGCTGATCGGGGGCTGGCTATGACGGATGAGATTCGGGAAATCTGGAATCTGCCGCCCCTGCCCGACGGATTGGGTCAGCGGATCCCCATCCGTGGTGAATATTACGATATCCGGGAAGGAAAGGAGCCTGACAATGGAACTGAGTGAGCTGCAGCAGAGTCGGCTGGCAGGCGGTCGTGAATACCGCAATATGACCATTGCCGTCCGGTCACTGCCTGAGGATGGCGATCGGATGATGGTGGAGGGCTATGCCACTACATTCAATCAGCCTTATGAACTGTATTCCTATGAGAACCGCACTGTCATGGAGCAGGTCGATCCTCATGTATTTGACGAGTGCGATATGTCTGATGTGATCATGCAATACGACCACCAGGGCCGGGTATTTGCACGAACCAGAAATAACACCCTGACGCTCAGGATTGATGCCAAAGGGTTGTATATTACCGCTGATCTCGGTGGGACCGAGGAAGGCCGGAAACTGTATCAGGAAATCAAGGGTGGGTACACGGACAGGATGTCCTTTGGTTTTGTTGTTGGAGCGGATAACAGAACCATTACCGAAGACCATGAGGCTGGTACGGTAACCGTTCTGAGAACGATCCTGAAGATCAAAAAGCTGTATGATGTCAGCGCTGTTTCCATTCCGGCAAACGATATGACATCCATCAGCGCAAGAAACCTGGCAGACAGCATTGTCGCTGGGCTGGCGGAGGAGAGCCGCCGGAAGAAGGAAAACAGACTGAAACTGAGATTATTACTGGAGGGTATTTAACATGAATCTGGAACAGATTAACGCAAGACTGACCGAAATCCGCACTTTGCTGGATTCCGGGGACGAGACCATCGATATCGACGCACTGACCACCGAGGCCCAGGGCCTGATTGCTGAGCGCGGCCGTCTGCAGGGCCTGGAGACCCGGCGTCAGCAGCTCCGGCAGTTGGTGGCTGGTGGCGAAGGCAACGTTGTCCGCAGCGGCATCGGCGCAGACCCCGCTCCCGCTGAGCAGAGAGGCGCTGACAGCGCAGAATACCGCCGGGCATTCCTGCTGAACCTGATGAGTCGGGACAGCGAAATGACCCGCGAAGAGCGTGCTGCTTTTGTCCATACCACTGCCACCACCCCCAACGTGCTGCCCACCACCATGCTCAATCAGATCTGGGATCTGGTCAGCACCGAGCATGCCATTATGGGTGATATCACCATCTACCGTACCGGCACCGTGATCGAGATCGTAAAGCATACGGCAATCGCTGCCGGTGCTGCCAAGACTGTGGCGGAGAACACGGCCAACGACGACGAGAAGAACACCTTCGTCAAGGTTACCCTGTCCGGCAAGGACTTCTCCAAAACCGTGGAGATCTCCTACGCCATGGAGCGCATGAGCATCGATGCTCTGGAAAGCTACCTGATCTCCGAAATCACCAAGGGCCTGGGCGCTGCGATGGCTGCCGATGTGATTTCCACCATCGAAAGCGGTATCAATTCCGAGAACAAGGTGGAGACCGCTAACACAGGCGTTGTCACCTTCACCGATATCGCCAATCTCTTCGGTCAGTTGAAGCGCGTGGGCGCGGTGACCGTGTATGCGACCCGCATGACCATCTACAACTATCTGGTCGGTATGGTGGACAACAACAAGGTGCCCATCTTCCAGCCCAATGCCCAGAAGGGTGCCGAGGGCAGTATCCTGGGTGCCATCATCAAGGTGGAGGACTCTGTTGCTGACGGCAAGCTGCTGGTGGGCGATGCAAAGAAGGTCACCTACAACATGGTGCAGGATATCATGGTGGAGAAGGACCGGGATATCAAGACTCACAAGGTCATCCACTCCGGCTATGCCCGTGGCGAAGGCGCCCTGATTGACGATAAGGCATTCGCCGAGCTGACCGTGAAGACTGCGTGAGGAAGGCGGTGACGGCGGATGCTGCAGGCTGTAAAGCTGGCCATGCGGCCAGCAATCAAAACGAATGCCTATGATTCGGAAATCCTCGACCTGATCGAGGCGGCGAAGGCTGATCTGAAACTGGTAGGCATCCAGGGCGACGAGAGCGATCCGCTGATCCGGCAGGCAATCAAGACCTACTGCCGCCTCCATTTCGGCAATCCCGAAGACCCGGAACGGCTGAAAGCTGCCTACGACGAGCAAAAAGCTCAGCTCATGGGTGCTACGGGCTATCATGACTGGGGGGATATCGATGGGGCGTGACCATGTGGCGAATCTCATCGCTGTTTCCTATATCGAGGATGCCCTGAAGCAGAAGGTCCCGCAGGAAACGAAACGTGAAATCTTTTGCCAGGTGGAAGGCGTTCGACAGTCTGAGTTCTTCGGCGCAGGCCAGGCAGGATTGAAGCCTCAATTCATGGTGACGGTTTTCCCCGACGATTATGACGGGGAAAGCCTCATCGAGGTGGACGGGGTCCGCTACGGTATCTACCGCACGTACCCCGCAAAGCACGATAAACTGGAACTGTATCTGGAAAAGAAGGTGGGTGTCTGATGAACATCAGCACTGATGACCTGGCGGATGTCGTCGCTGAGACTCTGGAAGAGTACAGGCAGGACGTTGTGGATGGGTTGAAGGAATCCATCCACGATGCCGGAAAGACTGCTGTGACTGTTCTGAAAAAGACCAGCCCAAATGATACTGGGGACTACGCCAAAGGGTGGCGGAAGCGCACCGCATATGAAAGTGAGAGCGACCTGAGAATTCAAGTCCATAACGCTACGGATTATCAGCTGACTCATCTGCTGGAGGACGGACACGCCAACGTGGACGGCGGCCGGACAGAAGGGAAATCTCATATCGGACCTGCCGCAGATCAGGCGGCGGAGCTTCTGGATAAAGATGTGAAGTTGAAGGTGGGACTGAGATGAACCTGGAACAACTGGCGGAACGCCTTACAAAGACCGGCCTGCCGGTGACATACCGGGCGTGGCCAGCAGGGGAGGCGCCGAGCCTTCCCTTTTTGTGCTATCTGGTGGAGGGGAACAATCCAACGTTTGCGGACGGCAGCGTGTATTACAGCTATGACGATGTGCGTGTGGAACTGTACACCGCCCTGAAGGACCCAGCGTTGGAAGCGACGGTAGAAAACGCACTCAGCGGATTCCACTGGAAGAAGGAAGAAACCTATGTAGACACCCAGCGGTGCTACATGATCATTTACGAAATTGAGGTGTAAATTATGGCAAATACCGATACCAACAAAGTCCACTACGATCTGGTGGACGTTCATGTTGCCCCTTTGACCATCGAAGCGGGAGTTGCCACCTTCGGTGACCCTGTGGCCCTGCCCGGCTCCATCTCTCTGGATGTGGCAGCTCAGGGCAATACCACGAAGCTGAGAGCAGATGGCATGGTCTACTACCAGAACCACAGCAACCAGGGCTACGACGGAAGTCTGAATATGGCCATGGTGCCCGACTGGTTCCGGAAGGAGTACCTGGGCGAGATTCTGGATGAAACCGCCAAGGTCCAGACCGAGAATGCCGAAGCGGAGCATAAGCCTTTTGCGCTGCTGTTCGGCTTCAAAGGCGACAAGGCCAAGCGTGTACACGTTCTGTACAACTGCATGGCAGGCCGTCCCGGCATCAAGGGTGAGAACAAGGAAAATGAAAAGGATCCTGATACCGAGACCCTGCCCATTTCCGCTGTACCCCTGCCCAACGGCGATGTGAAGACTTCCTCCACCAACGATACCCCTGCCAACATCATCACCGGTTGGTATAAGAGCGTTTGGCAGCGGGCCGCCGCAGCGGAGGGCTAAGCAATGGAGAAAACCGTCATCGTTGACGGTAAGGAAGTGAGAATGAGGGCATCTGCCCTCATTCCCCGCCTTTACCGGGTTAAATTCGGTCGGGACATGATTTCCGATATGCGGCAGCTTCAGAAGTCCTATAACCGGGCCAAGAATCTTCCGGAAGGCGCCACGGAGGAAGAGAAGCAGGATGCTCAGCTGAGCGTTCTGGATCTGACGATCTTCGAAAATGTGGCCTACATGATGGTGAAGCACGCAGGCGGAACAGAGGTGCCGGAGAACCCCGAGGACTGGCTGGATTCCTTCGACGGGGTGTTCTCCGTGTATGAGGTCCTGCCCGCCATTCTGGAATTGTGGGGCCTGACCAATCAGACCACCAGCATTCCTAAAAAAAAATAAAACCCACTACCCGGGAGCCCAATGGAGCAATCTTCATGCTACGCTGCGCCCAGCTGGGCCTGGATGATCAGGCGCTGGGGAATATGACCATCGGCATGGTCTATGACATGCTGACGGAGAAAAGCAACGACCAGGAGAAGTACCCCTACCGGGCTACCCAGGAGGATTTTGATAACTTTTAAGGAGGTGCCTTATGGCTAAGAGTCGGGTGAAGGGAATCACCATAGAAATCGGCGGTAATACCGTAGGCCTGGACAAGGCACTTGCGGGAACCAATAAGAACATCGGCACCACCCAGAGCCGACTGAAAGACGTGGAGCGGCTTCTGAAGCTGGATCCGAAGAATACTGTTCTG